TGTTGTCTTTTGGGTTCATAAGTTTTACCTCTGTGTCTGCATTGTAATATGCGTGGTTGATAATGTCAACTGACAAGCGAATGGATATTGAAAAGGATTCCATCGTGTCTGCGCATGGTCTGGGAAGTGAATGGATGGTAGAACCAAGATTCATTGTCAGTCTTACGCAACAGGTGGACCTGACGTTGCGCAGGCCTTCTGCGCAGAAGATGTAACAAATGTAAGAGTTGGTAACAATTGTAACGAAATGTAACGAAAAAGTTGTAACAATTTGTAACTAGGGAATAAATTTCACCACTCATCGGAGAGCTTCGGGGCAGCATCGGTCCTACGTGGATAGTTCCCGGGTTCGGATTCTTCTTCATTTTCTTTGCTATGTTTATCACATAGAACCTTTACCCAACCACCACTGCGGGATTTTCCAGGAGAACCACATTCTTCACATATGCGGGAGGTCATTGCTTCAGCAAATTCGATATAGTTATGCATTTCTGGTGTGCCGCCATCTACATAAAATCGTAGAGTACCAAATTTCTCTTTGACTTGAATAATGGTAGGAAGTTCCTTAAAGGCTGCGGCAACATCTGCTTCTAGTTCCGATATAGATTTATTAAACTTGGCATCGGAATTTTCCATTGCATACTTTAGGCGCCGCTTGACACCCTCAACCTTGTGAGATAGCATCCCACATAAGATATCAACGATGTTATACCAACCGTCACCAATGCTGAATTCAAAATCACCAGATTTTTGAAACAGGTCGGGCCAGCGTTTGGCCAATTCTTCAAATCTTTGATCATCCATATAATCGGTCCTAAAATTGTATTATAAGGTCTATGCGTGTATAGGTCTATGCGTGTGAAAATTGCACACGATTTCTACGCAAGAATCGCGCGCAGAATTGGTATTTTGATTTATGAATCTGGTTTGGAATTTTAAAAAGGAATTTCTTAGATATAAACTGGACACAATACTCTGTATAGAAGTGAATCTTTTTGTAGAACTTTTGCACTAGTTCTTACATCCGAATACTCTATACCAGCAAGTGGTATACTAATTCTAGAGGGCATTGCTGTTTCAAAATATAAATCATATACTGGTGCCATTAATCCACTGTTGCATTCGATAATCATTTGTTTGACCATGCTTCTGGCTTTAATCTTTTTTTGCCCAACATTGAATTCTAATATCTTATCGGATGATATAAGTATCTCACCATAATTGTATTCTTCACCAGAATCTGTGCTACGAGTGGTAATATGGCTGTTGGCATCTATATATGCTCTTTGTCCTTCCATTTTAAATCCGACAATCGGTTGCCAATTGTTAGGTTTTTTCGGAATTTCTTTATCACCACCTAAGGTATAGAATGAAATTGTAAGACAAAGTAGAGCAGTCAATATAGGATAAAGCTTCATGGGTGTATAATCCTCCTAGCCACACTACTTACCCTTTTCTTCTATAACTGGCTCAGTTATAATAAGATTGGGAAATGTAAGCTTCAGTATGAGGACTTCTTCACCGGTGAGTCTAGTCGTGTAAATGCAGATATGTTCTGGTTTTGGTGGTATCCAGGCTATGTCTAATTTCCTAGCTGTAACAACCTTTATGTCATACTTGATTGAATTATCGAAGAGATAACTACCGACATCTCTTTCTTCGGTCCACGGTTCTATTATATTGAAATATTTCTTTAGGTTAGAAACCATTTGAAATACTTTCGCGCAGTGTTCAGTGTATTCACGCTGGCTCTATTCTGAATAATAGAAACATCATCCACAGAAAGTTTAATGGCAGATAATTCGTGCTCATCAATCAGAACGGTATATTTCTTTACAAGATCGTTACTGGTCTTGCTTGGATTAATATAACCAAATTCTTTCAATTCTTGAGCAAAATCAGCACCAAGTGTATACTTGATACCCTGACTATCAAGGTACTCTGCCAGACTTCTGTGTTCTGGAGTGAATGCTTGTATCAGAGTATAGTATTGTCTCACACCACTTCCTTCACAGGAAGCTGTACTAATTTCTTCATAGGACAAGACAAACGCAAGAACAGCAATTCATATTTAGACAATTCGACAATATAGTCGTATTGAGACCATCCGTTGGTTGATGTCAATTTTGACTCGAAGGATGTATCAATAGATAGAGATTTTGCAGCATCCTGAAAGGAACTCCAATTATCTCCATCAAGGACAATATGGTAGCGTTGCCTCATCATGGTGTGGCAGGCCCACCCATTGGAGTATGAATAGTAACCTTAACCTTGTGGCGATCATCTCGGGCCTTTTCCGCTGCAAGTTCTTCCTCCGAACGAGCACGACGGATCTTCACAAACTTCATTCCGAGACGGAAAGTAAGAGCAGCTTCTGGATCCATATCAATAACCATCGCATGGTCGGATTCTGCAGGCTTATCTGGCTCAACAAGATGGACATCCTGTATAATAGTATATTCGTTGTCTTCGAGACGACTTAGTACCTCTCTGAACTTGCCTTCATCGGACTTATCAAATGTGAATGTATATTCCATATTATACCCTTATTGCTTTAATTTGTCTTCCAATTGTTTTCTGAAAATTCATACATCCTATCAAAGGAAAGGATAGTTTTAGATTTAATTCCTGTTGTGTATCCATATTTAGTGCATACATAACATGACTTTCGGCCCCACCGAAACAACTTACCATCTGTTCAGATGAAATAGAATTTCTTATTAGATGTAATTCAAATCTAGCCAGATCACAGTAAGCAACCTTAACATAATATTTGGATGTCACCTTTGCTTCCAATCGGATTGTATATCCAGTTTGTGACGTAATTTAATTGATAGAGCAGCTTCGGGAGAAACAATCATACCAAATTGAACCACCGCGGCATTTGTAATCCAATCCCATGTATCTTGGATTGCCGGAAATATCTTTTGATCGTGAAGCCATTCTATCTCCGCGTCCTTATCCTTCGGCTTAACAGTGTATATGATTTTAATCATACCGTATTATATTGCAGATTAACAAAGTTAGCGATTGGTTTTAGCGAACCTCGGTGGAACATCTCTACAGACTTCCCGATCACCATATTTCAGAAGTAGAGCAAGTTGTTCTTCTTTACTTTCGGAATATACTGTAACCCATACAATATCTTGTGCCTGTTTTAAACCATCTGTTCGTTTAGCAAAGCGAGTATTGGCTTCCTTAAAAACAGTAAATTCCTTAACAAATTCTTTGCGGCCACCCTTACGCCATTCTTTAAGATTGAAGACAAATACAAATTTATTCATCTCTTCCATACCTTATCTTTTCCAAATTTAAGCGTTAGGAGGGTAGCCTCTTCTTCTGTTGTTTGAATATTGAAATATTGTGAGATTCCGCCTAGTTCCCTTGATGTATGAACAATTCGAAATTTTTCAGATTCTAAATTATAGATTTCTCTACTAAGATGCATAGGAACAAGAACATTCAGTTCAATCACAAACCTTTCACTAACCTTTCCATGTCGGGAATACGAGTATGGGCATTCTTACTTCCGAGCAAGATGAGTATTCTTTGGCCAACATCAGAGTTCATCATCATGACAAGACATCCACCTGCAGGATTTGTATATCCTGTTTTGGACAGAATGATGCTGAACTTTGACGTAAGCGGATTAGTGTTATTGACTTTGATAACTTTGCCATTGGTTTCAACCTCAGCCTTTGGCATACTAGATAATTCAGTAATGGTAGGATGTGTCGCTGCTGCTATCACCAACTTCAACAGGTCCTGCGCAGTAGAAACATTACCCCTGTCTAAACCAGTAGGCTCATTATAGTGAGTATTCACCATTCCTAATTCTAATGCCTTATCATTCATTGCTTCCACGCAATTGGGTACATTGGTACACAATATCTGTGCAGCAAAATTATCTGAATGGACAAGAGCCAACGTAAGTAATTCCTTGCGGCTCATAGTTGAGGTCTTGCGCGGGATGGTGCTTTGGACTGCACGAGTGGTAGGTATCCCCAATTGCTCAGTTAGATCCTGTTCAGCAGCAAGCAAGGCAACCATTAATTTACTAATAGATGCAATCGGTCTTACCGTTTCACCTTCTTGTTCCCGCAAAATTAAACCATCAGAATCAGCAATTAGAAAACTCTTTGCGCTGAAGGTAGGTATAGGTTGGACCTTGGCCTTGTGGATGCGATGAGCTTCAACAGTTGAAGTGAACAGTAAAGCCATGGCAACTGTTATTAGAGTCTTCTTCATGATGCTAGTATAATATACTTATTGCACAAAGTCAAGTATAAGGACGTATAAACAACGAATCTGCAAGCCTGAATTCATCATTCGGACCTAAGTTTTTGGTTATATTTGTTTCCCACGTTATCAATATATTATTGGATACAATACAGAATACTGTTAATGCTTCGGGATCAAATATATACTCGATTGTTCTTTGCCTTATTAGAAACGGTTGAACAGGAGTAGCACCGTGTATCAATGTCCACAATCTTCCGGTACAGGCAAATCTATCAAGAATTCTAAATTCTTGAACGTTGACTAGAACGTTATTCTTTAAGATAACACTAATCTCATTCACTTACATTTTTTATCCTGTACTGAAACCTTGATCAGGTGCCTGCCATAGAGGTCCTATAGATACTCTACCATATGTCTTTACCGGTGATGTAAGTGTGGTCCCGTCATCCAATCGAAAGCTGATATGTCCTCCGCGATCGGATATATCTAGATAGTTGTCCTTTACCCGAATCATAAAGGTACCCAGGGTATTATCTACTAGAATCATTCCTCTTGTATCAAATGTAACGGTTGCTGGATTTCTAGGATACCAATCAACAGAAACTATTCTATCTAGATTAGATCCTGTGACTTTGAAATAACTGGGCACACCACTTGTAATGATAATACCGACAATGCCTGTGCCATTGTATGGGCTAAACGGTAAAGCTTGAATGTCGGCTATAGCTGTCATCAACTATTTATCTACTTATTAGGAAGCATAGTTAATACAGCCTTCTTAAATTCTTTTGTTCGAGCCTTGCTAAGGAACACAATACTGTCCTCCTTAAGACGATTATATTCATCGTCCGAAACATATGCAGGTGAGAAGCCATACTTCATCATGCAATATAGTTGGAAATAATCATCTGCCTCAAAAATCCAACCATCACAGTTATTCTGTGTTATTCTAATATTCCCACCACCGAGTGTTTTAGTTTTAACCTCAACCAATAATTCGTGACCAATATATTCAATAGAACCAACTCTATGGTTTCTGACATAGAACATCATTTTCGATACTTATCTTTTAGGTCCTCTGGAATATATGAGATTCTCATTTTTCCAGCAAGTGTAGGATTCTGTAGCTTTATAACCGATGCAGTCATCGAGTTAATTCTTCCCGAGACACGTTTATATTCAATACGAATCCCGTCTGTGTCATCCTCATACTCGTCATCACATCTTATACTTGTAAAGTCATCACCCAGGGCCACCAATTTACTGAGTTCCTGGACGTATTCGTCTAAGGTAAAAAGAAATTCGACTAGTACATATTCTTTCATAGATTATAGTTGTGTCTTGCAGGATGCGTTAAATTCATCCAATTTTGTATTGAATCCTAAAACATCAAATATCACCTTATACCTCACGGTATCATTTCCTGTCCAGGCAAATTCCACAGTATGAGCAATCTTCATTGCATCAATAATATTTTTTGCTTTGGTCGCCGATCTATGCAAAATATGATCTTCTTGGAACCAAGTATTGGTTGATAATGGTTTTCCATCGATCGAAACCATAACCGTTTGTGTAGGACTTGCAATCATCTGTCCATTCCAGAATAAGATAAGAGCTGGTTCTTCGGGACTCTTTACTGAACAGGCAAGTCTCAGCCCCGCTGTCACCTTCTCGGTCTTGGCACCTATTTGGGTACCAACAGCATAGGTATTATAGATGTAGCCTACAACCGACGTTACTTCGGTTATATTCCATTTAGGTGTTTGGGCAACAGCGCCAATAGATACAGAGGCAAGAAGACAAGTGACAAGCTTTTTCATGGGGTGACCTTTATGTCATCGTATTGTATAATTTATTAAATTTATCGTCAACAGGATTCAGATAAATAACATAGTATTTAATAGAAATAATGAGCCTACCTGTCTATATAATTTCAGATGCAAAGCTAAAGGTTATCGTAGATAGAATACGAGCCAACACCTTTATCAATCAATCCTTTGAATCACCAAATTCGGAATTAACTTCCGATATATTAATTTCGATAGCAGAAGCGTGTCCGATAGAATATTTTTATGTTATATCAACTGATGTAGAATTATTTTTTCCTAATTTTGATTTTTCATTTAAACCAAAAGAATGGGACAGTAAATATATACATATTTGGAATAATGACACTAAGGTTAGATTATTCAATAAGAAAGCGGTATTAGAAAATCCTAATAAATTTACCGACGGAGCCTTGCTCGCAGGTGCAATTGAACTAAAGAATATTGATAAAATTATATGGGAATATCCATTAAGAGATATTATCTTCTTAAGTTACGATGAAATATATGCTGATGATAATTATCAAAGGTTGAAGAAAAGATTTCCGAGAGTCAACAGAATTAAAAACATTAAGGGAATTTTTGAGGCACATAAGGCTGCTGCAAAATTAGCTACAACAGAAATGTTTTATGTGGTTGATGCAGATGCAGATATTGTACCCGATTTCAATTTTGATTATCAACCATTAATATATGATATGAATTCTGTGCATGTATGGCATTCACATAATCCAGTAAATGACTTAGAATATGGGTATGGTGGTATAAAGTTATTTCCTACCAAAATGCTCTTGGAGTATAATGGATCACCAGTAGACTTTACTACGAGTGTATCTAAGAGTTTTAAAGTTATACCCAAAGTAAGTAATATTACACGCTTCAATACAGATCCATTTTCTACATGGAGAAGCGCATTCAGGGAATGTACTAAACTTGCATCAAAATTGATTACCAATCAGGATAATACAGAAACTGAAGAAAGGCTACATATTTGGTGTACTAAGGGTATAGATAGAGAATACGGGGAGTTTGCAATTATGGGTGCAAATGAAGGAATGGAATTTGGCAAAAAGAACATTGACCAACCCGATATGCTCAAGTTGATCAATGATTTTAATTGGTTAGAAAATAAGTTTAATTCTTAACAGTGTGAGCCGAGTAGTTTTTCAACTAACTCGTTAATATCCTTTTCAAGTCTATCTGTATTAATGAATACCTTTACATCTCTCATTTTCTTAAATGAATCTTCCATTGCAGCCCATTTAACATTCTTATTTAATGGTATGGGATGTGAAATTTCATTACCGCTTAATTCAATAACATTCCCATCATAATACTGAACAAGTATCTGTTCTACATACTTTGCTGGAATTTCCTTAGCCTCAACTTCTTTAACTATCCTATCAAAAACAGATGGTTTAGCAATTCTACTAATGGCCCTGTCAAGATTAAAGTTCGTTGTCTTCTTAGTCATCTCTGGATCTCCCACAATGTATTATTTATAAGAAACTAGGCAGTAATTGTCTGCCTAGTTTATGTGGGAGATTGAGATTAAACCTTCGCCGCCCTTGCTTCATCACGTGCAATCTTTGCCGCAACCTTAGCATCAAGAGCTGAAGCCTTCTTTTCGGCTCTGGCTTCTGCTGCTTTCTGACGATCACGCTCACGACGCTTTTCCTTGCGTTCTTCAGCCTTTTCAGCCTTGACATCTTCCGGTAAAGTAGGACGTCCACGACCCGGACGAGAATCTGGATCCAGAGCATATGCTTCTTCACGTTTAGCTGCTGCATCCTTCTCAAGCAATTCTGCCTGTAGTATTAAGCCCTTAGCTACTGCTGATGGGTCGCCAACAGGTGGAAGAACCAATGGTGCAACCACTTCTGAATTTGATTTCTGTTGTGCTATATATTGATCTACCTTCTTATCAATAGTTGCATTGATAAGAGCCAACGGAACTACATGACCGGGAAGTGGAAGCATGGTAACATTAGTTACCGGTTCCTTACGCAAGAAACCTCTTTGATGTAAAGAAGTTAGACAATTGGTACCATCCGGAAATGTTCTACGATTTAATACTTCGTAGAAATCATTAGTTTCCGATGCTTCCTTACTATTCAATGTTTGAATAATATAATCATGATAGCTATCTGGAAGTCGTTCTGTCTCAACAATTAAACAATGTGTCTCATCATTAGGAAGCTTTCTAAATACAACAGCAACGCGGACTCCAGTATTTGCGAGTTGCCCCATATGTTTCTTTAAATTTTCTATTGCCATATTATCTCCTTAAAGGGGAGGCTCCCCTTTAATCACGCTGCTGGCGCTTCTGTTGTTGTTGCTGCCGGTGCTTCTACCTTCTCAGCTTCTTCCTTCTTTTGTACGCTTTCGACGTATGCTAGGAAACCTGCGAGCTTATTGAAAGCATCACCGACTTGCGAAAGTTCGGCTGCTTGGAATGCGCCACGACGCGATGCCAAATCAACAATACGCGATAGGAGTTGTAGATCAGCAATGGTTAGCTGAACTGGCTCTACTGTAGTTGTGGTTTGTGCTTCTGCTGCAGGTGCTGCTACTGTTTCTTGAACTGCTGCTTTCTTTGGTGTCTTTGCCATTATATTCTCCGTTAAAAATGGTTATGTAAGATCTAGTTCTATACGTTTTTATTTATGACTTTCGTACAAGAAATTCCGATTTTATTGTACAGAAATCGGCTCTTTTTGCCATTCACGGAGTACATAATGAACGAAAGGGATCCGAAGATCCCTTTCTGTGCTGCTTTAATACAGCTTATCTCTAACCATGTATACCTGGTTGAGGAAGCACCTTTATCAGATGCTCCGGCCAATCAATGTAATGTCTCCATTCTTCATCTCGAAGATGGATTGGTAGAGTCTTGCGCTTTGCAAGAATTTCATAGTAGGTAGGCTTATGTGGTTTCTTCTTTGGAAGAACCTTAGAATCATTGCCTTTCTGGCTATTACATTCCTTACAAGATGTGCAACAGTTGAGCCAGTTAGTCTTGCCGCCCAACGACCTGGGCACAACGTGATCCAGCGTCAATTCGGTTAGTTTAACCTTGCCCTTCTGCTCTTTACAACGCCATGTTGTCTGCAATTGACAGGTAAAATCATCTCGCAGATAGATATTTCCACGGCTGTACTTCAATTGCTTGCTGTACTTGATATGCTCAGTAGAGATAACAATAGACGGAACCTTCATCGACAGGTATTGAGAACGAATGGTCCAATTATCGTATTCCTTAAGAACCTTTACCTTGTCGAGATAAATCAGACGTAGAGCATCAGTCCAGGGAATGGCAGATAATGGGATCAACGATAATGGTTGACCATCAGTGTTAAGATGTAATACGTCAGACATTGGGTAATACCTATCTTGTTTATGTAAGGGCGAGTTGCCCTATTAATAGTTTACTATGGGTAAACTAAATTGTCAACAGACTGTTAGTTAACAATTTCCAAGTAGTTTTGAAACTCATCGGGTACGCCTTTGAGCTTTAGAGCAACGGCATCTTCCATCCGTTCGAAATCTACACGAAATGTTTCCATAACCGGTGTAGATTTATAATCATCGTGTGTGTAATCACGCATCAATGAATATCCAACTTCATTATTACAGGTGTCATCTACCCATGCTTTAAAGAACATTTCGAGAATTTTCTGTTTGTCTGAATCCGATGTGTTCTTAAATTTGAAATAGAGTGAAGTTATATACATCAAATGCCTTTGATATATTTATACTCTATTCTATAGAAGTAATAAGCTTTAGATTTATAGTGTTAATGGCTGCGATGGCATCTCTTCTATACATATCTCTTTGCATGACATCATTGCAATCTGTACCAGACCAAAGAGTTTCAAATATACGATCAACAGTTGGTTCTACCAATTTTTCTAATAGAGAAGTATCTAAACCAAGCATACCCTTTAAAGAAGCTATCGCTTCATCCTGCATACGATTTTTTGCAATAGCTTTGGCTACAGCTTCAACAAGGGTGCTATCGGTTGGTACGAGATATTGACTCATACCGTTATCTCTTCCAATATTTTTATTCTACTGCCCAGATACCAAATACCGCCCTGACATTCCGGACGAATGATTTTATCTGTTTTAATAAATTCTACCTTGCACCAAACCCTGTCTTTCTTACTTAGATGTGGTGCATTAGGTGTGCTACAAATATGCCACCCGGGCCTTACAGCATAACCTTTAGTTGGATGTGATTCAGCCCAATAGCTTTTACCGAGCACAAGTCTTAATGGTCGGTTGATGAATAAGGGACCGAATGTCCCATCCCTTCTTTTACGGAAAAGTTTATACCCAATCATACTACTTCTTTGGAGTATGATCAACTAACCAATGTGAAATACGATTACCTGCTGTACTTGCATTTCCAACAACAAAGTTGGAAACTTCAGTCCAATAAACGACCACAAAGATAATTAGGGCAACTAAAATCATTTTTCTCATGTGTTTTTGCTCAACAGTAAAGGCTACGCGGCCTAGTTTTTAACCTGTAGATTCTACGATTTTGTGTGAATCTACAGCTGGCTCAGTGATGTCTTATGCGCTGAGCCAGCTTATATTACTTCTTGCTTTGAGGAGAATGGCTATCCGGTTCATACCAGGCAGTCATACCAAACGGTGCAACCAAACGACGCTGCACATCACCGTGAATCAAAAACAGTGTATTACACCAATTCTCATCACCCCAGCTACCACAAGGATAACCGTCGGTCATCATAATGAAGCGTTCGGGCTGAATGTCGTGTTCCTTCATGTATTCCCAATTACACATGAAGTCGGTACCGCCGCCGCCCTTGATTTCATACTCATCAATCTCATCCAGATTTTCCGGAGTGAACTTGGCATAGTTGTAAACACGAGTATCAAAGCACCAAACCTCGAGATCAAAGTCCATGAATTGCTCCATAATACCCTTAGTCTCGCTCAACAAATCTCTGAGCATATCTTCACTCATCGAACCCGAACAGTCGATTGCCACAGCAGCTTTCACCTTGACATCTTCCTTGGTACCGGGCAGATAGATACCGCTGGATTGGCTCTTGCGTGAGCAGCGACTCCAGGTATAATCATTCCTGATCATCGATTGGATCTGCATGTTCAAAATCTCGCGCCAATCCATCTGTGGATCGGTCAGGTCCTTCAACATGCGCTTTACACCACCGGGTGTGTTGCCAGCACCAGCACTCTTCGCCGCCTGCATAACCGCAGCGCGAATCTCGTCAGTAAGAATGCGACGTTCTTCGTCAGTCATCGGAACGCCCTTGCCATCGCCTGGCTCGAGGTGAATGTCGAAT